CGCGGTGATGGTGTTGACGACCCGCCCGGCCAGGATCGGGGAGGCCACGGTCAGGACGGCGGTGGCCACGCTCAGTGCCAGGAACCAGGCCAGGAGCCGCCTGTGGGGACGGGCGAAGGAGGCGATCCGGCGCAGGACGGGCGGGGAGAAGGGGCGCTGGTCCTCCCGGGCGTGCATCGCGTGGTAGATCGAGTTCCACGACACTATTACATAGACCATGCTCTCCTGTCTATGATATCGGCATGGCAGACCACCCACAGCTCACCGATCGTAGACCGCGCGTCACCCTGTACGCCCGGGTATCCAGCGACCGCCGCAAACACGGACGACAGAGGTCCGTGGACACGCAGCTCGCCATCGGACGGAAGGTCGCCACAGACCACGTCTGGAACGTCGTGGGCCAGTACGCCGACAACGACCGGTCCGCGTCCGGGTACGCCTCCCGGGAGCGCGAGGACTGGCCCAAGGTCGAAGCGGACATCTCCGCCGGGCGCACCGACATCCTGTGGGCAGTCGAAATCAGCCGAGGTACCCGCGACCTAGAGGTGTGGGCCAAGCTCGCGAAGGCCTGCAAGAAGCAGGGCGTCCTCATCGCGCTCGAAGAGGACGTGTGGGACCCGCGTAAGCCCTCCCACATGAAGCACCTCAACCAGATGATGATCGACGCGGTCTTCGAATCCGACCGGACTCATGAACGGGTTAACCGGGACACCACAGCCAACGCCGAACGCGGCGGCGTACACGGGCACTGGGGGTACGGCTTCCGCCACCAGTACGACCCCGAAACCGGCGAGCTACTGCGCAGGGTCGTCTACGAGCCCGAAGCGAAGCACGTGCGGGAGATGGCACAGCGCTACCTGTCCGGGTGGGGCCTCAAAACCATCGCGGTGGACCTCAACGAACGCCAAGTGCCGACCGCGACCGGGCGGGTGGCCGGCGCCCCCATGCTGGACGAAGACGGCAACCCGGTGGTGGACGAGCGCACGGGCAAACCCAGGTGCGAGGTGGGATGGCAGTACCAGGTGGTCAAGCAACTGCTGCTGCGGGCCTCACTGATCGGGAAGCGGTCACACAAGGGCAAGATCATCCTGGACCGGGGTGGGCACGAGCCGATCTTCGACGGCACTGAAGTCGAGGGGGTCGTGCTGGATGAGGCTGCGTGGTGGAAGCTGCGTCAGAAACTGTTGGCGTCGGCGCCGTCAGCGTCAGATTCAGGCCTGAACAGTTTGTCGCGGGGGACGGTGAAGGTGACGAGGCCGCGGGATGGCTCGGCCAAGCGGCTGCTGGGCGGGATCGGCGAGTGTGGGGAGTGCGGGGCGTGGGTGTACCCCAACCCCAACAAGCGATCGCCGCATGGGTGGGCGTACCGGTGCGTAGGGCTGTACCAGGGGGCCAAGGCGGCGTGCGTATCCCGCACGGGTGTGTTCCTGGATCAGGCCATGGAAACGCTGGTCGTGGCGAAGTTCTCCCGGCCTGATGCACTGAAGGCATTTCGGGCTCACAGTAGGTCATCGGACCAGGTTGCTGCGGCGAAGGCCCGCAAGGCAGCTTTGGACGCGGAGCTGGAGGAGTTGTACGCCGATGTGGAAGCGGGGCGGGTGTCGCGTCGTCTCGCGGCTGCTGATGAGGCGCGGATCGAAGCGGAGCTGAGCAAGGTCGTGGAGGAGATGCGGCCGGAGATGATCGAGCCGCTGGCTGTGGAGTTGGCGGACCCGGATCCGGGGATGGTGCAGCGCACGTGGCGGGATTGGGGGGTGCAGCAGCAGCGTCGGGCGTTGCGGGCGCTGACTGAGAAGATCGTGGTGCCGAAGGTCGGCATGGGGCGCCGGAATATCCCGCCGCAGGAGTATGTGCACATCACGTGGGTGGGGGACGAGCCCTGACACAACAACGCCCCGGCGGGGAAGTACCGAGGCCTTAGTTGTCGAGCGGGGAGTGGTGTGGTGCCCTGTGGGTTTGGAAGAGCAGGGCTCACACCTGGTAGGGGATGTGGGGTCAGCCGTACCTGAGGCCGGGCGCCCGGAGAGGGACCGGGATGCTGGTGGCCTGGCACGGGATGGACAGGGCGTCAGGGTCCACGCGGAGCAGGAACCCTATGGGGTCTGCGAGGAACTCGCTCACCGACTGGGGGTCGGCGGGGAGGGTGAAGCCGCCGAGCCATACGGCGGCTTCCTCGCGGAGGATGTGGTGCTCGTGGACTATCTCCTCGACGATCTGGGGTGTGTCGGACCCGGGGTGGACTCGGAGGGCGGTCCAGTCGGGGGTGCGGATGAGGGCGGTGGCGGCTGTCGCGGGCCGGGGGACGTCTCCGATCTCTACGTAGGTGCATCGGGTGATGGGACTTGCGTATGCGTGTGCGGTCAAGATCTCCCCCTCTACCGGCCGGGGTTCCGGCGCTCCCTTGCGCGGGATTCGGCCGGTGCTTGACTTTACTTTTGAGACGACTGGTGCCACAAGGGCGGTTATTCCTCCTACTGGGTAAAATAACGGAGCGCGACCATAAAAGTCGCGCTCTGTGACTATATGTGGGCATGGGTGTGCGCTATCTGCGTGCCCGCCGCCGCTCCATCGCCTTGGCGTTCACCCGGTACTGGTCGAGCAGGTCACGCAGGTCCTCAATGACGTCGACCGGCGTTTCGTCGGCCCCAAAGGTGTACTCCACGGATATTGGTCCGTCATCGAGCCGGTACAGGCAGCCGCGCTCTACCATGCGCCACCGTAGAAGCTCGCTGTCCCGAAGCGGCCCTTCCGGGGCTCGCAGTTCGCCGTCCCACGTGGAAGCGGATGCCGTGAGGGGGTCGGCATCCGCTTCCATGTCGATGGGGTTACTGCCATCAAGGATGCGATAGACGCTGCCGGGTTTCCAGTCCATGAAGCGTTCGATGCCGGACGCGGTCATGTCGGAGATCCGGATGCCCTTGCGGGCCTCTAGGAGTGTTGTCTGCGTGACGCCGACGATGTCGGCTACTTCCTTCCATCGGAGGCCGAGATCGAGTCGCCTCCGGTCGATCAGCGCGTCTAGGCGCTGGGCAGTCGTGGTCATGGTCCGCAGTATTTCAGTTCTCTTCAGATCTGTACAGACGACAGCGGTCACTGTCTGAGATCAGAAGTAAACCGAACACGCGTATGAGCGTCTACCTGGACCTATGCCCAATGCGCCTGGAAAGATCTTCACCGTGCACGTGCATGCCTCTTGAGATCTGAACAGATCTGAACTAGCTTGGGGTCATGCCCCACCGCTTCAACGCCGAAAAGGCACGCAGACGCCGCTATGAGCTCGGGCTCACCCTCGCGGCCGTCGCCGAGAGGGCCGGGGTGTCCGTGAGTCACCTCAGCCAGATCGAAAACGAGCTCTACCAGCCCAGTCCTACGACTTTCGCTCCGATCGCAAGGGCGCTGGAGCTGGACGCGGAGGAGCTGTGGATCAGCCCCGAAGGAGAGGGAGACGCGGCGTGAGTACCGCCCAACGCCTCATTGAGGACCCCGAGGTCGCCGATCGCATCCGGGTCCTGGTCGAGCAGACCGGCATCCCGCTGGAGCAGTACGTGGCGTGGCTGGAGTCCGACCCGCCCCCTGGGGTTTCCCGGGAGATGTGGGCGCACGCTCTGGCCGCTGCATCGAAAGCGCCGCCGATCCCGGCCGACGTGCTGGAGGAGCTGCGGCGGATGGTCGCTCCGACTCTCCGCAACCGCGCCGCCTGACCCCATGAAGAAGCCCCCACCAGGAGCTGACCCCGGTGGAGGCAATGGCACCACCCACGAAAGGAAACAGTGCCGTGATTCAGATTAGCGACACCCTGACCATCAGCGCGACACGGCTGATGGACCTCGCCCGGGAGGTCACCCTCCGCCTGGGCGAGTGGCAGTACCACAAGCACCTGGTCGTGTCCGTGAACAACTGGCAGCTCGGGCGTCCGGCGGTGTTCTTCACCCTGACCGCTGACGCTGACCGGCAGACCCGCCTGGACTTCATCGACGCGTTCGCTGTGGCCCTCGACGAGCGGGTGCGCACGCTTCCCCGGCAGGGCGGCGGGTGGCTGATGTCGGTGAGCTACCGCGACTCCGGCGTGTGCGTGGGCGCTTCGGTGCAGGTTCTCGGGGCGGAGGTGGCCCGATGACTCTCCAGGACGCTGAGCGCCGCTACCACGCCTCCCAGCCGCACCCGGGCGAGTCCCGGACGTGGCGGCTCGCCTTCGGTGGACGCGGGTTCGTCTGCTGCATCTGCGACCTCACCCTCACCCCCGGCGATTCGCTGGCCGCGACTGAGCTCGCTGTCGCGCACGCCCGCACCCACCAGGAGGCCCGCGATGTCTGACAAGACGTTCGACCAGATGTCCTTCTTTGACTTCGTCGCCGTGGCCCGCCGTCACCTTGACCAGCTGGAGGCCTGCTACACGTCCGGCATCGCTGGTGACGGGCACCTCCAGGAGTTCTCCGAGCTGTGCGACGACGCCGGGTGGGCGCTGACCCTGGCCCGCTCGAAGGGCACCGCCGACCTGCGCGACATCGAGCAGGCATCCGAGGCCGCGTTCGCCCCCGAGGACGTGGACGGGCTCCCCGCTGAGCTGGTCGCTGTGCTCACCGGCGGCGAGGACCTGTGGGAGGTCGCTGAGGCCGATGACGACCCGGTGGGTGCCGCCCCGGATGCGGGGATGGAGGCGTTCTGTCAGCGGAAGATCGCCGCTGCGGACGACGGACTGGTCGGCATTTTCGGTGCGACCTCCGAGCTTGCCGACCGCGACGACATCCGCAAGGCGCACCCGTTCCCCATCGACCCCGACGAGGAGGTGCAGTGGTGATCAAGATCCACGCCCTGTGCCCCTACTGCGGGTCCACGATCCAAGTCCGGCAGGACGACACGATCCGCCACCACCGAGGCCCCAACCCCGCTTTCCCGAGCGCCACTTACTGCCGCCGTGGGGTTGGCACGGTCACCACCGAGTGGCCCGAGCACACCGACGAGCAGGGCCGCACGGTCCGCACGCACCCGGGCGAGTTCAAGCCGGGTCGGTTGGTGACCTCCAGCGAGCTGTGGGAGCTGGTCTACAGCCCGGAATGGATCACTGCCAACCCGCACCAGCAGCGCGAGCAGCTCGACCGGTTCGAGATCCGCGTGAAGGGAGCCGACCAGTGACCGCGCTCGAAACTCCCACCGGACGCCTCCTCGGCAACTGGGAGCCCGGGTCCGAACCGTGGCATGCCGCCCGCGCGTCCCGCCTCGGCGGGTCCGACATGGCCGCTGTCCTCGGACGGTCCCCGTGGGTGTCCCCGTACCGGCTGTGGATGCTCAAGGCCGGTCGTGTGCAGGACGGCCCCACCACGGACGCTCAGGCCCGCGGTCACTACCTCGAAGACGGCATCCGCCGCTGGTGGGCCGACCAGCACCCCGAGTACGAGGTCGCCGTCGGCGGCACGTACACCCACGCCGAGCGCGACTACCAGCTCGCGAACCCCGACGGGCTGTTGGTGCAGGACGGCAAGGTCGTCGGGATTCTGGAGATCAAGACCGACGGCCAGGACGAAGGCGATACCTGGGGCAAGTCCGGCACCGACGAGATTCCGCTGTACTACCGGACGCAGATCCAGTGGTACATGGACACGCTCGGCTTGGAGGTCGCGCACGTCGCGGTGCTGACTGCCCGGTTGGAGTTCCGCCACTACGTCGTCCGCTACGACGAGACCGACGCGCGGATCCTGCGCTTCCGGGCGGAGCAGTTCTTGGACTCGCTCATGTTCAACGAGCCGCCCGCGTTCGACGGTGCCGACTCCACATACCAGACGGTTCGTGAGCTGCACCCGCGCATCGACGGCATGGACATCGAGTTGCGCTTCGACGAGGCCGCCGCGTACTGCTCCGCAAAGAACGCGCTCAAGGCCGCGGAGGAGCGCGAGCAGTACGAGCGCACCGTCCTGCTGGACCGGATGGGCACGAAGCGTCGCGCCCGCTACCTCGGCATGACGATCGCGACCCGCCAGTCCCGCAACGGCGGCGCTCCGTTCCTCGTCGCTGGCCAGAAGCTCCCGGACATGCCCGCCCCCGAACAGACCACGCAGGAAGAGGCTGCCTGATGACCACGACCACTGAAATCGCCGTGTCCAACGTCGGCGCACTGGCGCTGTCCCCGGATCAGACCGAGTGGACCGAACCGCAGACCGCCGCTCTGGCTCAGCTGGGCATCGCTGACGCTCCCGCCGGGGATCAGCTGGTGTTCCTGCACTACGCGCAGAGGACGGGCTTGGACCCGTTCGCGCGGCAGATCTACATGATCGGCCGCAAGGAGTGGAACCCCCGCACCAAGCAGGAGACCTACAAGTACACGATCCAGGCCGGGATCGACGGCCTGCGGGTCATCGCAGAGCGCACCGGACGGTACGAGGGCCGCACCCCGATCAGCTGGTGCGGCGAGGACGGTGTGTGGCGCGACGTGTGGCTCGACAGGAGCAGGCCCCCGGTGGCCGCCCGGTGCGGGGTGTACAAGGCCGGGTTCCGTGAGCCGACGATGTCGGTCGCCCTGTTCGAGGAGTACGCCGCGCGGAAGAAGGACGGCACGCTGCTCGCGCTGTGGGCGTCCAAGCCCTCTCACATGATCGGGAAGGTCGCGGAGGCGCTGGCCTTGAAGGCCGCGTTCCCGCAGGACCTGTCCGGGATCTACACCCCGGAGGAGATGGACCAGGAAGAGCCCAAGGGCGAGCCGACCGTGGGTGAGGCGGGAGAGACCATCGCGACCGCTGACGCGGCTGCGCAGGTGGAGATGTACGCGCCGAAGTCGGAGCCGATGATCAGCAAGGCTCAGCTGTCGGAGATCGCGGGCCGCCTCAAGGACCTCGGGATGGGCAAGGACGAAGCGCTCGCCGTGTATGCGGATGCTGCGGGTCGTGAGGTGCCGACGACGCGGCTGCTGACGGCAGCGGAGGCGGAGCGGGTCATCGACGACCTGGCTGGTAGGGCGGCTGCTGCCGCTGAGCCGGAGGTGACGGACGCGGAGATCGTGTCGGAGCCGCCGTCGCCGGACCCGTGGGGGTTGGATGCGCCGCCGGACGCGACCGATGAAGAGGCCGCCGCGACCTACGCGGAGTACGCGGGCGGTGAGCGGTGATGGGCGCGCGTGAAGCAGCTGAGATCGCCCGCCGTGGCACCCAGCTGGTGTCGTCCCCCACCCCGCCTCCGGCACTCCGGTGGGGGCCGCCCCGGCACCGCGACATGGAAGCCGCCGCCGCTGAGGAAGCGCGGACCGCGCACGTGTGGGCTGTCGGGATGTCGCCCGCTGAGTACCTGGAAGCGCTCGTGGACCGTGCGCAGGCCAAGAAGGAGACCCCCGATGAGTGAGATCGACAGGGTCGGCCCGGTGTACGAGTCGCCGGAGGAGCTGGCCGCCGAGGTGGTCCGGCTGCGTGAGGACGTGAAGGCGCTGACCGCCGATCTGGAGTCGGCCACCAGCGTGCAGGTCTGGCCCCTCGCCCGCGTCCTCTCCGAGGTCCGCTGCGGCTCCCAGGACTGGACCTGGGAGGAGGAGTGGGCTGACCTCGATGAGCGTCACGCGGCCACCGGCTACCTGGAGAAGCTGGAAGCGCAGATCCGCGAGAACGGCATCACCATGCCCGTCCTGGTCGGCAACGACGGGCGCCTCTGGGGCGGGCATCACCGGCTCCGAATCGCGGTGCGCTCCGGCATCCCCTACGTCCCGGTCGAGATCACGAGCGGTGCTCAGGGAGCGGCCGACGACCGTGAGGCCCGCTCCTACTCGCGGGGCGTCGAGGACATGCGCGAAGCCGCTGTCAAGGCGCTGCTCGCAGAAGACACCGCCGAGTGGGCTCTCGCTGGCCAGCACGCCGGGAAGGACGCCGCGCGCATCGTCCGTGACGCGTCGCTGACCAGTCCTTCCGGCGACACCCCCGCCCCGCGTGACAGCAGCCTGACCCGCACCCTCCGCGACGCCATGAAGCGGTACGGCGTCCCGACGGTGATGGCTGAGGCCGGGCGCCTCGCACAGCAGCGCATCTGACCAGCCCCCTAGGGCGGCCCCGAGCGGGGGCCGGGGCCGCCCACCCCCGAAGGAGCACACATGACCAAGGTCATCGGCATCGACCCCAGCCTCACCAGCACAGGCGTCGCGTCCCCCCTCGGGTGGACCGAAGCCATCAAGACCAAGAAGCTCCGAGGCCTCCCCAGGCTCCGGCACATCCTCAACGAGCTGCGCACCTACACGCTCGGAAGCACGCTCGCGGTCATCGAAGGCCCCTCCTACGGGCACTCAGGCATGCGCCAGCACGAAGAGCTGGTCGCGCTCCGGTGGATGATCTACGACCTCCTCGACCGGGCCGACATCCCCTACGTGCTCGTCCCGCCGTCGTCGCTGAAGCTGTGGGCGACCGGGAAGGGCAACGCCTCGAAGGAGGACGTGGCCGCCGCGATGGACCGCCGTCACGACGACGGCGAGTTCCTCGCGAAGAAGCGGTTTGACGAGGCGGACGCGCTCGCGCTCGCGGAGATGGGCGCCGGGTGGTTGAACAACTGGTGCCTGTCGCCGGAGCGTCAGCGGGCGATGGCGGCTGTGGCGTGGCCGGAGCTGGAGGTGGCCCAGTGAGAACCTCCGCAACCCTCCCCGTCGACCACGGGCGTCGCACCTCCCCCCACTACCGGCTCGCCGCGACCATGCGCAACACCGACGAGTGGGTGCACGTCGGCGACTACGGCAGCCGCAAAACCGCGTCGTCCATCGCGTCCAGCATCCGCAACGGCAAGTACCCCGCCTACGGGGCTCACCGCTACGAAGCCGAGCCGATCACCACCAAGGACGGTGTCCACCAGGTGTGGGGCCGCTACGCAGGCGAAAGGGGACCCCGACGATGAGGCACGTCCGCACCGCACCGCAGGGCACCACCCCCCTCGCGGACATCCGCCAGTGGGACTGGACCACCGAAGCCGCCTGCCACGACGACGACCAGGCCGTGTTCTTCGCCCCCGACGGTGAGCGCCAGGAAGCCCGCGAAGCCCGCGAGCGGCAGGCGAAGGAGATCTGCGGATGGTGTCCCGTCCGCGTCACCTGCGCCGAGTACGCGCTCACCACCCCTGAGCACTACGGGGTGTGGGGCGGCATGGGTGAGGACGAACGCCACGCGGAGAGGCGCCGACGCATCCGCAAGGCCAGCGACACGCGCCGCCCCCAGCAGCCCAAGGAGAAGCAGGTCCATCCCAGACCCGCTCGGGTCCCCGGGTTCGGCACCCAGCGTCGCCTCCGCGCCCTCGCCGTCGTTGGCCACGGCACCGCGATGATCGCCGCCCGGATAGGCGGGGTGTCCTCCAGTGCCCTGTCGGACTGGCGGGGCCGCACGGTCCGCCCGGTCCCCAGGGACGCCGCGGAGAGGCTATCGGACCTGTACCCGCTTCTGTTGGAGGAGGCGCCGGGGTCGCTGGCCGCGCAGGTGCGGGAGAACGCCCGGCTTCGCGGGTGGCTGGGCTCGGAGGCGTGGGAGGGCGTGGACATCGACGACCCGGCTGCCCTGCCTCGGGCGGTGGAGGACACCCGGTCGGGTCAGGCCGCGATCGAAGCCGCTCGCAAGCTCCTGGCTGATGCGGGGCTGACCGCCGACATCGTGACGCAGTCACACACGACCGCCGCTTGACCCCATGACTGCCCGCCGTGTCTTCGGAGCGCCATAGGCACGGCGGGCCCAACCCCCAAGGGGGGACATGACCACCACCCGCATCCCAGACCGTATCCACACCATCGCCGCCAGCTTCGTCATCCTCATGGCCATCGTCGGTGGGGGTCTCTCCATCGCCGGTGGCGAGTGGTCGACGCTCATTTGGCAGGCCATTGCCGCCACCGGTTTCGCCATCGCGATCGTGCAGCAGCGCCGCGCCTCCGCCCTTCACGCCTTCCTGGAGACCTCACGATGACCACCGCTTCCCGCTTCGCCGCCGTCGCCGCCACCCTCACCGCGATGCACCACGCCGGCGACTACCTGCTCCAGACCGACCGCCAAGCCGCGTGCAAGCCCGCGAAGTCCGACCGCGGTGATGTCGTGTGCTCCGAGTCCGAGTCGTGGCGGGCTCTCGCCGGGCACATTGCCAGCTACCACGCCGTGCAGGCCGCTGGTCTGCTCGTCACCAACCGGGTCCTGGGGCTGCGTCTGCGTCCCGGACGCGTCCTCGCCGGGATCGCCATCAGCGCCGCCACGCACGCCGTGATCGACCGCAGGTGGCCCGTCCGCCTCTGGATGGACAACACCGGGTCCGCCGACTTCAGGCAGCGGGGCGGCGGCGCGCACGTAGACCAAGCCCTCCACCACACGTGCCTGTGGGTGGCGGCGCTCATCATCGCAGGAGGCAAGAAGTGAACCAGCCCGACCACATCAATGAGTGGCCCGACCGGCCCGTCGACATCTACGTCCGCCAGCGCCGCTGGGTCATCCCCGACGCCGGCAAGCACGGCATCGGCATCGAGTGCCTTGAAGCGATCCTCGCCGAGGCCAAGGCGATCCACGCAGAGTCTCCCGACCACGACCCGTTGGTTGTTCACATCGACGGAGACCGCCTGGTGGTCGGATTTCAGGAGGTCGTCCCGTGGCGAAGCATCTGACGCACGACTACGGCAGCGTGTTCCGCGCACCCGACTGGACCAGCCAGTACGACCCCGACGCCGAGGAAGCACGCCGCATCCGCGAACGGCACTCCGCGATCCTCGCCGTGATGCTCGACGAAGCCGGACAGGACTACGCGGCGGAGCTGGTGCGGAAGGCTCCCACGGACGGGCAGTGGCCGTGACGCACGCCGAAAAGCCCGCACGCAGGCGGGCTGATCACGGCGGGGACGGCTACACGTCAGCGGGGCGCTCGGGGAGCTTCGCGCCGGGCTCCCCGATGTACCAGCGGATGAAGTTCCGCAGCACTTTCGATCGGTCTGCTTCCGGGTCGGCTTGCTGCACTGCTTCCTCGAAGCGCTTCCACAGGTCGTCGGTGGTCCGGAAACGGCGAAGCGCGGTGTCGGTACTCATGGTGGCTCTCTCTGGCCGGGAGGTGCGGCCCCTGAGATTTCAGTCTTCTGGGGCCGCTCTGGTTTGTGGCTACAGGAAGTCTCTCACATGGCTTGCTCCGTGGCTACACTGTGGCTACAGTAGTGCTCACGGAGGGTGGAGACGCCCACCCCGCAATTAGTAGTAATCGTAGGTTCCTTTTCCCCGAAAACTTTCTGACCTGCGGAAACGAGAAAGTTTCCGCGAAAACTTTCCGAAGGAGACACACATGAGCGAGCAGCAGACCCGCCCCGCCACCGCCGTCGACGTCGCCCGCACCCAGATGGCCTGTTCCATCGAAGACGGCTGGCAGCCCACCAACTGGGACATCGCCGAAAAGGACCTGCCCAACGCCGTCGCCGCCGCGATCGTCGCCGAGATGCGCGCCCGCGTCATCGGCCTCAAGGACGACGCCGAACAGTCCCACGCCGACTTCGGCAAGGAGGCCGTCCGCCAGGCCACCTTCAACGAGGTTCTCGACCTGCTCACCGCGTACTCGCACCCCAGCGAGGCCGACACCTACGGCGTCCGCGACGCCCTGCGCTGACAGGAGGCACCCATGATCCGCGCCCACACCTGCTACATCCCCGAGTGCGACACCCCCGGCTGCAAGCCCTTTGAGGACGCCGAGTACACCCCGCATTTCCCCACCCGCGAGGAGGCCATCGCTCGGCTCGTCAAGGACTGGGAGTGGACCGACGAGGACGGAATCCTGCGCTGCCGCGACTGCACCCGCCGCCACCAGTGCGAGCAGACCAGCCACGACTGGTACGACCCGAACAGCGCTGAGGACTTGCTCCAATTCACCCGCCAGTACTGCCGGAAGTGCCCAGCCACCCGACCCATCGCCCACCAGGAGGTGGCTGATGCTGCGGCTCGCTGACACCCAGGACACGCTGCTCGCCACCCTGTCCCGCGACGCGCAGGTGTCTGTGACCCTCACCGGCCGCATCGTCGACGCCTACCAGGTGGCCGGTGTGCACCACTACGTGATCCGAACCCCGGACGGGAAGCGCATCGTGCTCGCCCCGCTCGAAGACAAGTCCACGATCACCCGCACGTGAGGACGGGCCCCGGAAGCGCCTATCTCCCGGGGCCCGCACGCCGACTGTACCGAGGAGCCCGTGTGGAGCAGCCCGGCACCACCGAAAACCCGTATGAGCACGAGATCACCCACGAAGACGCCTAGGAGCGCACATGAGCACGACCACTGACACCGACGCCATCCGCGAACGCCTCGCTCTCATCTCCGGTTACGGCACCGACTGGTCTTACGAGGACGACGCCTCCCGCACGTGGACCGTCTCCTACACCACTGACAACCCGCAGGCCGGACTCATCGCGACCGTCCCCGACTACGGGGAGGCACTCGCGGACCTGATCGCGCACGCCCCCGCTGACCTGACGGCGCTCCTCGCGGAGAACGCCGCCCTCAAGGCCAAGCTCAACCGGCTCGCGACGGTCCGTGCGTACCGCAACGAGGACGGGCGCCACTTCGTGTTCTGCGACGACGTCCACGAAGCCACCCGCTGACCCCCTCTGGGGCTGCCTGCCGCCGGGCAGCCCCCCGAACCCAAGGAGAACCCGTGAGCCGATACACCCACCGAGTCCGCGTCCGAGGAGGACGCAACACCCACGCCGCACGCACCTACCAGGACCGCGACTACGACCTCATTACCGCTTGCGACTACGTCGCGAACACCAACGCCGGAGATCACGCGCTCCCGGCCGACGCCTCCGTCAACTGCCCACGCTGCGTCCGCAGGCTCAACGCCGAAGAAGCCGACCGCGCGAACCCGAACACAGCCTGACCCCTCTAGCCCGACCGGACCCGTCACCACGGGCAGCCGGGGACCACGTGCAAACCGTGGACGGGCACCACACACACCGACCAGGAAGGACAGCCGTGAACACCTGCCGACTCACCATCGAGCACCACCCCGAAACCGACCAGTGCCAAGACCACATGGTCACCCACACCGTCCACATCGACCCCATCAACGTCAACGCGCCCGACTGGATTCTCCGCGCCGCCACCAAGAACATGTGCGCCGACCGCGTCAAGGAACACGACCACTTCATGCCGGAAGTCAGCGTCGCCGTCGACGTCATGACCGACCAGGGCATCGAAGCCGTCGTCGTCCTCGCCCCCGGCTACTGGGACATCGAGGACGCGTTCTGGTCCCGCGACCACAGCCGCATCGCGAACAAGCTCCGACGCCTCCCCGCCGCCTACGAGCGGCCCATCGAGCAGACAGCCGTGGTCATCGATCTGGGAAGCGGCACCACCACCCTCACCAGCTGCGAGCGGGCGGAGGCGGCGAAGTGACCCCGCTGGAGACCGCGATCCTCGACCAGCACGCCGCCACCGAACGCCTCGCGAAGACGGTCGCGGACGACATCGCACGCCACGACCGGCCCGCCCGCGAAGTCATCGAAGCCCTCGAACTCCTCCGCGGCCAGCTTCACCGCGAGCTCGACGACCTGATCGACGCCGAACAGCTCCGCAGGCCGTCCGCAACGCCACGGTTCCGGGTGCACAGGCACCGCGAACTCCACGCACCCGCCGCCTGACCCCGGCACCCACCCCCACCGTCCAAACCGAACCGAACACCACGGGGGCGCCACACATGGCCCGCAGACGACCGAAGATGCCGCCGCGAATCCGCCGCGAGGTCTACAAGCGCGACAACTATGCCTGCCGCACATGCGGCTGGTCGCCCGGCGTACCACCTGCCGACTATGACGGCAAGAACGCGCTCTACGAGGTCATCGGCATCCGAGGACCGCACGAGACGTGGCCTGGCGAAGAGATTCACCGGCTGCTGGTCGTCGACCACATCCACCCGATCTCAGCAGGCGGCGCATTCAGCGACCCGGACAACCTCCATTCCCTGTGTGGCCCCTGCAGCGGCAAGAAAGGGGCGACGGTCTGATGCCGCGTATCCGCACTATCAAGCCGGAGTTCTGGTCCTCTCCGGGCATCGAGACCACCAGCCCCTGGTCTCGACTGCTGTTCATCGCCATGTGGAACTGGGCCGACGACGCCGGTCGCGGCACTTGCCAGCTCCGCGAACTCCAGGCGTTCGCGTTCCCCTACGACGAGGACGACGCGGTCGCCACCATGGCCGGGTTCAAGAGCACCCTCGCCGAGGTCCGCGACCAGTACGACGTGACCTTCTACAAGGTCGGCGGTCGGCCGTACTACGCCATCCCGTCCTGGAAGAGGCACCAGCGCAACGAGCGCACCGCCAAGTCGAAGTACCCCGCCCCCGAAGAGGGCGATAAGTGGGACTTTCTTGGGTCTGACCAGCGCAGTAGCGGAACTTCCGCGACTCTCCGCCGGGGTGTGGCGGAAGGCGGAAACGCCCCTGCGGAAGACGCCGGAAACCCTGGCGTGGCTCCCGAGGCTGAGAACACCCCCCAGCGGGGCGTCTCGGGAGCCGAATCCCCCTTCGAGAACCCCCAAATGGTCCTTGACCTGGGGAGTGGCGGAACTTCCGACATCTTCCGTCAGGGTGCGGCGGAAGCTCCGCAAACCTCCGGCCCTGGAACAGGGGAACAGGGGAACAGGGGAACAGGGGAACAGGGGAGTTCCGCTCCTTCGGAGCGGGGCGAAGCCGCGCGCCCCGACGACGCCACCATCGACGCGAACGCCGGAACCCTCATCGCCGAGTGGATCGACCACTGCAACAAGCGACCCCCCGGCCAGGTCATCGGTCAGGTCGGCAAGCTCCTCAAGCAGATGCTCGCTGAACCCATCGCCTATGAGGACGTTCGCCGTGGACTCGCTGCGTGGGCCACCAAGGGCATCCACCCCTCGACGCTCCCCAGTGTCGTCAACGAGGTCATGAACGCCTCCAACGTCACCCCGCTCCGCCGCACCGGACCCGGAAACGTCGTCGGTGGCTCTCGCGCCCCCGTTGCTGACGCCGACTTCTACAACGCCCACACCGACGAAGAGCTGAAAGCAAGGTTCCTGTCGTGACCATCTTTGACCCCACCGATCGGGAGGCGAATCTCCGCGCCGCCCAGGAGTCGGTGATCCGCGAGCAGATCGAACACCGCGTGAACGTGTTCCTCGCTAAGCGCCCGAAGCGGTTCGCCGCTGAGGGCACCCTCGACAGCCGCGTCCTCACCTGGTGCCGCGCCCTCTACAAGGGCGACGCCGGATCTTTGGTCCTCGTCGGCGGGATCGGCGCGGGGAAGACCTGGTCGCTGTGGAAGGCCGGGGAAACCCTGATCCGCGCCGGGTGGCGGGGCCGCTTCGAGGTCGTGGACGCCTACGACGTCAAGAAGGCCGCCCGCAGCCGCGACGAGGACACCCTCGCCCGGTGGACGGGCGCGGATTTCCTCGCGATCGATGACGTCGGCGCGGTCGGCATGCAGGACTGGGACAGCGACAACCTTCACCGGATCATCAACGACCGGTGGAAGGCCGGGCTACCGATGGGGCTGACCGCGAACCTGTCCGACACCGGCGAGCAGGAGGACCTGAAGAACCTCGTCGGCCCGCGCGCCGCCAGTCGGTTGCAGGACGAGGCGACGTTCGTGGCCCTGCGCGGCGGCGACCGCAGGAGGGCGAAGTGACCATCATGGACGACGCCCCCACGATCGGGCGGACCCCGCCGCACGACGAGGCCGCTGAGATGTGCGCCCTCGGGGGGATGCTGCTGTCCCGTGACGCCATCCGGCAGGTGTCGGACCTGATCCGGCCGGGTGACTGGTACAAGCCCGCGCATCAGCTCATCTACGACGCGATCATGCGCCTAGAGGAGCGCGGCGACCCCGTGTCGGCTGTGTCGGTCGCCACCGAGCTCGACAGGTCCGGCGAGGCGGGCCGGTACGGGGGCGGTCTGTACCTGCACACCCTGGTCGAGTCCATTCCAACGGCGGCGAACGCGGGCTACTACGCGAAGATCGTGTCGGACAAGGCGGTCCTTCGCCGCCTGGTCGAGGTCGGTACCCGCATCGCGCAGATCGGCTACGAGGGCGAGGGGGAGCTGCCGGAGCTGGTGGCGCACTCCCAGCAGCTCGCCATGGACGTGGAAGCGCTGGAAACCGTCAACGGTGTGACCCTCACCCACTCCAGTGAGGTCTTTCAGCGGGTCGTCGACGACCAGGAAGTCAAAGACACCCAGGGGGCGGTGACGCCGCCGTATGCGGACCTGCGGGAGGTGCTCCCGTCGGTGAAGCCGGGTCAGGTCGTGATCGTGGGTGCCCGTCCGGCGGTCGGTAAGTCAGTGGTGGCCGCTGACTTCGCCCGACACAACGCCATGCACCGGGGTGTGGGCACGGTGCTCTTCTCCTTGGAGATGGAGAACCTGGAGATCGGGCAGCGGGTGATGGCCGCTGAGGCGAACGTGCTGCTTCAGAAGCTGCGGGACAAGGAGCTTGACGACGCCGACTGGGATCGGGTGATGGCGGTCAAGGAGGTGTGGGACCGCGCCCCGTTCTGGATGTCGGACGACTTCAACATCAGCTTGCCGCACATGCGGGCCCGTCTGCGCAAGCACACCCGCACCCACAAGATCGACCTGGTCATCGTCGACTACCTCCAGTTGTTCGAGGGTCCGCAGTCGGAGTCACGGCAGCAGGAGGTGTCAGCGATCTCGCGTGGGTTGAAGAAGCTCGCGAAGGAGTTCGGTGTGCCGGTCGTGGTGTTGTCGCAGCTCAACCGTGAAAGCACGAAGCGCCAGGACAAGAAGCCGCAGCTGTCGGACCTGCGGGAGTCCGGAAGCATCGAGCAGGACGCGGACATCGTGCTGCTGCTCGACCGTGAGGACACCCGCGACAAGGAGTCGCCGCGCGCCGGGGAGATCGACATCGACGTCGCGAAGAACCGTAACGGCACGGGTGGGCGTGTGGTGGTGTGCGCGTTCCAGGGCCACTACAGCCGGATCGTCGACATGGCGGGCACGGGCTGGACGGGCGGTGCCCAGTGACTCTCACCATCGGTTCCCTCTGCTCTGGCTACGGCGGGCTCGACCAGGCCGTCGCCGCCGTCCTCGACGCCGAGCTGGCGTTCGTCGCCGACCCCGACCCGGGCGCCACCCGCATCCTCGCCCACCACCACCCCGACGTCCCCAACCTCGGCGACATCACCGCCGTGGACTGGAAGTCGATCCTCGTCCTCGGCCTGGCCGTGGACATCCTCACCGCCGGGTTCCCCTGCCAGGACGTGTCCGTGGCCGGCCGCCGCGCCGGAATGCGCAAGGGCACCCGCTCCGGCCTGTGGCTGCACGTCCTGGCCGCCATCCGCATCCTCCGACCCCGATTGGTAGTGATCGAGAATGTCCCCGGACTCCGACACGAAGCAGCCGACAGCGACCTGGAATTCTGCCCGGGGTGCATGGGAGACCCCGACCGTGAGCCTCCTATGCGGGCACTCGGTGCCGTACTCGCCGGCCTTGCCGACAGCGGGTTCGATGCGGAATGGGCGACTGTCGGCGCCTGCGACGTCGGAGCCCCGCACCGCCGCGACAGGGTCTTCCTCATCGCATGGCCGCAGGAGCAGCCGCCGACGTTCACCGTCCGCCCCGCAAGACCAGGGCGCTCTGTTTCCGGCGGTGTGAGCCTGCTGCCGACCCCGGACGCCTACCAGGGCAACCGAGGCGGCACCCAAGACCCGGCCAAGCGCCGCGCCGGCGGGCACTCGGTCTCGCTCGCGGACGTGGTGGAACACCTGCTGCCCACGCCGGCGGCCCGCGACTGGAAGTCGGGGCAGTCGAACATCATGGACCGCAACGCGAGGCCGTTGAACGAGGTCATCGAGAACCTGCTCCCGACGCCCAGGGCGTCGGACGGGACCCATGGCGGTCCGAATCAGCGAGGCTCCAAGGGCGACCTGATGCTGTCGGCCGCCGTGCAGCCGGAGCACTTCGGCCCTTACGCCGCCGCGGTTGCCCGGTGGGAGTCGGCCACGGGCCGCCAAGCGCCGACGCCGACGGAGCCGACGGGTAAGCATGGCCGTCCGCAGCTCTCCCCGCGGTTCACGGAGTGGCTGATGGGTTTGCCCGCCGGGTGGGTGACTGCGCCGGAGATCGGGCTGAAGCGCAGCGAGCAGCTTCACGCCCTGGGCAACGGTGTGGTCCCGCAGCAGGGCGCGATGGCGCTTCGTCTGCTTCTGGAGCGCGTGACTGCGGATGTGGCCGCGTAGGTGCGCCCCGCCAGTCTCTACCTGGCGGGGCGCGTCTCCGAGTATCCCATACGCGCCTGAGTTCAACGCTGACGGCCGCACAGGTTTGTCGGCACCCCGAAGTAAGACTCAAGTTTCCTGAGCGTCCTACGCGCATTACAGCCCCGGGAGGGGACATGTCCGACGAACTGCCCGACTTCATCACCATCCGAAGCGCTCGACACGACGCCATGTGGGAGTGCTCCAAGTGTCGACCCGTTCCAAGCACGGCCCATGGCGGAAGTGACGCCACCCGAGCCGCCCGCTCTGGCGCCCGCGAGCACGTGAAGATCAACCACCCGGAGGAGAACTGATGGCCCTGCCCAGCATCACCGTGACCGCGCGTCTCGTGGACGCGCCTGAGATCAAGTGGACCCAGTCCGGGACCGCGATCGCGAAGCTCCGCCTCGTGTCCAACAGCCGCCGTAAGAACCCCCAGACCGACCAGTGGGAAGACGGCGACACCTGGTGGGGCAGGGGAACCGCGTTCGCCCGCACCGCCGAAGCCATCGCCGAAGCCGGACTCACCAAGGGCGACCTCGTCACCGTGCGCGGACGGGTCAAGACCGACCAGTGGGAAGACCAGAACACCGGGGCGAAGCGGAGTGCGGACGAGGTGATCGTCGAGGAGATCGGCCGGGCGCTGATGCCGCCCCGTCAGCAGTCGGGCGGCGGCGGGTTTGGTGGCGGCCAGCCGCAGCAGTCCTACGGGCAGCAGCCCGGCGGGTTCTCCGGAGGGCAGCCCCAGCCCGACCCGTGGGGGCAGGGCGGACGGCCCGGGTTCAGCAACGAGGAGCCCCCGTTCTGATGAGCGACCCCACCGAAATCCGCATCCACCACACCACGCTGGGCGACGCCATCTCCATCAACGGGTCCTGGATGAACCTGTCCGACTGGGAGGAAGTCGCGGCGGCCGGACAGCAGATCGCTGAGATCGCGGAGGACCTGCGCCGCCGCCACGAGGAAGAAGCCGCACAGGCAGACCTGTAGCTGACCCGGGGTGCCCGTCACGCGGCGGGCACCCACCCAAGGAGGACACATGAGCAGCACTCACGAAATGGCCCCGGTCCACTTCGGAGAGCCCCGCCACACGTGGTGCCCCACCTGCAAGGTGAACTCAGTCGCGAACATCCCCATCTATGCGCTCGCGTCGGCTGGCCCGTACTGCATCGGGGAGTGGTCTCTGTGCGGCAGGTGCGGATACAGCCCCTACAGCGAGATCCACAACCAGGAGGAGGACCGGTGACCCCCGCGCCCTGGAGGACCGGCCGCAAGGTCGGCCGCACCATCTACCGGCAGCACGGCACCGCCCCGTCCGACGCGGACACGCTCATCGGTGTCATGGACACCCCCGAAGACGCACAAAGGGTCGTGGACGCCATCAACCGGGTTGCCGCCCTCGAATCCCAGCTTGAACGCCTCCGCGCTGGCTACTGGGCACACGAGCGCGCCTACGACATGGTCGACGGCGACCTGTATCGGCTTCTGTTCAGGAGCGAGGACGACGATGCCTGAGGCCGCGACCCTCCACGACCAGCTGACCGCCGCGTTCACGGGCGCGCTTACAGAGATGTGGCAGCCGACCGTGGGCCACTCCTGCACCGGAGACCTGCCCGCGCTCGCCGACGACGCCCGGGTGCTCGCGAAAGTCGCGGAGGTCATCCTCAGGCAGCGAGTACAGGCCCTAGAGGATGCGCTCTCCCACGCCACGCACTTCCTCGTCGGCCCCTACCGGGTCGCGCAGCGCACCCCACGCCACCCGTGGGAAGTGTGGCCCGACCCGGCGCTGATCAGCCTCACCACCCTCGACCCGCCAGAGCAGTTCGACGACCGCGACAGCGCGCTCGCACGGGCGCGGCAGCTCGCAGAGCTGTGACCGCCGCCGCCGCATGCCTCCATGACATGCGGCGGCGGTTTACCATGCCCGTAACGCATAACAAGGGGTCAGATGGACATCGTGGAATTCCTCAACGCCCGAATCGAAGAAGACGAAGCCGCCATTGCGTTCGCCAGCAAGGCCGGAGTGGCAGCAGAGCCGTTCGCGCTGGCGAGGCTCCGACGTGAGGTCGCAGCGAAGCGGGCAGTCCTCGGGCGGCACAAGATCTCCGACGAAGAGAACGACTCCGTCTTCAACAGCTACTCCTACGGCACGCGCGTTTACGGCTGTGTCGGCTGCGGGTGGTACAGCAGCCCCGAGCTTCCGTGGTCCGAAGACATCAATGAGTGCCCTGAGCTGCGGGACGTGGCGTCCGTGTATGCCGATCACCCTGACTTCGAGGTGGCGTGGAAGCCATGACCGCCGAAGCAGTTCCCACGCTCACCCCCGCTCAGCAGCTCGACGCGGCGGAGGTGCAGGCGTCCGAGGAGATTCAGGCGATCATCACCACTGCTGTGGCCGCTGGCCTGTCCGGTACGGCGATCCTCGCCATGCTCGCGCCGCTCACGGGGGCTGTAGCCCGTGCCGCGCAGGCTGGATGGACGGTCGGGTCGCAGATCGTGTTGAACGCCGCTCGTGGGCAGCGTGCGCGCGGCGGGGTGTTCCTGCGGGAGCCGCTTCCGATCAGCGTGGAAGCGGACGTGCGTGCGATCGTGGAAGACGTCGCACGGAGGATCGACGCGGCGCTGTCGGGCCAGACGCCGCGAACGGGGACCGCGCCCGTCACCCCCGCGCCCGCGACGGTGGAGCTCGCCCGGTTCCGCCGTCGGATGGTGCGTCTCGCGACCACGAAGATCCACCAAGCCGCGTCGGCGGCGACGTTCAGCTTCGCCCGCTGGTTGGACCTCGACCTCGAATGGGTGACCCGCCGCGACGGGAAAGCGTGCGCGGTGTGCGCCGCGATGAACGGGCGCAGGGTTCCGGCAGGGGAGCGCTTCGCGAACCCCCACGGCCCCGGCATCCCGAGGCGGCTGTGGGCGGGTTTCCAGGGGCTCCCGCCGACGCACCCGAACTGCCGGTGCCGCGTCATCCCCCGCACATGAGTGTGGGGCCTGCATCCCCCGATGGCAGACCCCACACAACCCCCGTAGAAGCACACGGACTGTCCCGTCTCGGACATCGACTTCCACTGGCAGCACCATACGCCTACCAGGGGAGTGTCCATGACAAGCCTGCTCTGCCGCCTGTGCCCCGCTGAGATCGACCACGGCACCGTGTGCGCCCCCTGCGTGGGCGCTCTGGCTGCTGACCTGCGCGCATGCTGGCCCACCGGGGACCTGCACGGGTTGGACGTGGACCTGGACATCACCATCGCGAAGATGGACGTTTTCCCCCGCAGCGGCGGAGGCGGCAAGCCCACGGAAGCCCCGCTCCCGATCAACGACGACGCTTCCAACGCCCGCCGCCACCTGCACGGGATGCTGTCCACCTGGTGCCGGGTCATCCTCGACGACCACGGAGGGCAGACCCCCGACGACACGATCGCGGGCATGGCGCGGTTCCTGCACTCGCAGACCACCCTCATTCGCGTAGCGGAGTGGGGGGATGCGTGTGTGGAGGAGATTCGCGCGGCGGTCTGGCAGGCGCGTCGGGCTGTGGACCGGCCCGCCGAGCGCATCTACGCCGGACCGTGCCCGGCGTGCGAGGCGGCGGTGTACGGGATCGCCGGTCGCGACAAGGCGCGGTGCCGCACCGAAGGCTGCGAAGGTGTCGTGGTAGACCCTCAGGCGCGTCGTGAGGCCGCTGTGCGCGCCGCCGTGGAGGCAGCCCCCGGGAAGACGGTGACGGCCGCTGAGGCCGCCATGGCGTCGCGTGCGCTGGGTCGACCGGTGACGGATCGGGCGGTGAGGAAGATGGCAGCGGAAGGCAGGATCGTCCCCGTGTCCAGGCAGCGCCCGGCGCGGTACCTGCTCGGAGACATCCTCGCGGTGCTCGACAGGCGCACCCGGGCCACGGCATGACGAAAGGCCCCCGCCCGGCCACAGGGCCAGACGGGGGCAGGGGGAGCGGGTCAGACGTGTTTGTGGTTCACGTCGGTCCGGTGGGTGTGCGGCGTAGGCTGGTCCTGCACCATCGACGGCGATCCGGTCGGGCCAGCGCCCACCGAGATCAGCGACGTCAGAACGGACAGCACAGTGGCGCCCACGGCGATCCCCGCAGTCTCGACAGGGTTGATCGACCACAGGTTCAGGAGGCCGTCGCCGACCCCCCAGAACAGGACGAGCGCCTGAGCGGCGGACTTCACGGAGCGCTCGACGGCGCCCTTCCAGAACGTCAGGGTGAACACGGATTCCTTCTCTCTTGGGATCTACAGCCAGGACCAGCCGGACGAGGTCACGTGACGGCCTCCTCCCACGCAGCGGCCCACGTCCGGGCGCCGATGAGGCCGTCGACCGACAGGCCCTTCTCGGCCTGGAATGCCTTCGCGACGGTCTCGGTCTGCTTGCCGTACAGGCCGTCCACCGAGATCACCCACCCGCGGTCGCGCATGCGGCGCTGCCACCGCTTCAGGTCCTCGCGGTGGGAGTAGTAGCCGGACACGCTGTAGGCCGGGCCCGTCTTCGGCCCGAAGTAGTAGCCCTTGGGCAGTGGGAAGCGCGGCGCCTTCGACGTGGACGGCTTCGGCTTCGGTGCGGGCTTGGCGTCGGGCTTGGTGGGCTTCGGCGCCGAGGGCGTGTCGCTGCCCCACTTCGCGGGTTTGCGGAACGTGCTGTCGCGGACCAGGCGGTACGCCTTGTCGCCGGGGCAGGAGGTGGCGATGAAGTCGCGGTGCCCGAGCACCGCCCCCGAGATCGAGGACACCGGCTCCATCAGCCACTCGCGGAGCTGGCGGACCGCGTTGATCTGCGCTTCGGTGATCTCGTCCCGGGGGCCCGTCGCGAGCGTCACCGAGTAGTAGGTGCTGTTTCCGCCGGGCTGTGCGGCCTGGGAGCGGAACAACCCCCGGCCCTCCATCACGTACCCATGGGCGCAGGCCATCCACGAGTAGCCGATGTCGACCCAACCCCTGGAGGGGCCGGTGTGGAAGCCGCGGGTGCGCTTCCAGTACGCGACGCACGCCGAGTGGGGCTTGTCGGCGAGGCCTTGGTCGGCGCTGTCGTAGTGGATCACCAGGCCCTTCTTGGGGTCGGCGCGTCCTGCGGGGCTGGACTTGGACCATCCGAAGTCGCTCCGCCACTGAAGCTTGTCGGGCTCTGGCATGCGCCCTCCTGTGGGCATGAAAAAACCCGCCTCGGCGGGTCAGGTGAGTGGTGGGGACGGGGTGACCGTCACGGTCGGCCCCGGTGGGCCGGGAGGCCCCGGCGGACCAGGTGGCCCTTCGGGCCCCTGTGGCCCCTCAGGGCCTTGCGGGCCCTGAGGGCCAGCCGGACCTTCAGGGCCTGAGAGGCCCTGCGCCCCGGGCGCTCCCGCAGGCCCAGATGTTCCGTCGCTGCCGTCTTCTCCGTCCGCGCCGGGCGACCCGGTGGCACCGTCCTCGCCGTCTTCTCCGTCCATGCCACGAGGCCCGGGTGGACCAGACGGGCCAGGCACCGGAACGGGCGTGGACGTGGGCGGGGGAACCGGAGTGCCGCCCAGGTGCTCGACCTGCTGCGACAGCTCCTCACGATGCCTTTCGGCGTCCGACAGCCGCTGGGACTGTTGCACGACGGCGCCGACGAGCCCGGCGAGCACCCCAGCGACGAGCACCAGGGCGAGGATGTACAAGGTTCCGCGTGCGGTGGGCCGGTACATCGCCATTACCCACCTCGCAGCATGAAGGCCAGCACGACCGCGACGGCGATCGGTGCGAGGAACGAGCTGATGGCGGTCCACATGGCCTTGCGGACCTGTTCCCGCAGGTCAACGATTTGGGCTTCGAGGCGGGCGATGCGTTCCAGGTCGGCGACGCGGTGGGCGTCGTACACCTCGCGCAGCACATACATGCCCAGCTGGTTGTTGAGCTGCGCGATGTCGCCAGACAGCTCCCTGTAGCCCGACTCGATGGCCCTTTTCAGCTCCCACATGGTGGGCTCGTCGGGCATCAGGCCTTCTCCCTACACGTCAGAGGGCACGTCGGGGTAATCGCCGCCTGTCCCGGGAGGGGTGTCCGGCGGCGGATCGGGCTGTGACGGGCCCGGGTCGGGGGCGGGATCGGGCATCGGGGTGATGGGAGGCGGACCGATGGGGTCGGTCGGTTCCGGTGCAGGCTCTGACATGCGATCTTCCTAGGTGAGTGGCTCGACGATGATGGTGTTGCCCAGCGCGACCGAGAACGTGACCGCGCCAGTGTTCGTGGAGGAGTACCACTGCGGGTGCAGTGTGTAGGAGGCGTTGCCTTGCAGCTCCATGACCACGATCCGTGTGGACATGGAGCGGGTGGTGGAGCCCGTCCCCGAATTGGTCATCCAGGTGCCCCGGTCAGGGGATGCGGAGATGGTCTGCGCACCCGACAGCCGAAAAGCCAGACGAAGGTTGGTGTCGGTGCCGGTGGCGTTGTAGCCCGCGGACATGAGACTGATTTTTACCCGCCCTGACCAGCCGGTGCGGAAGGGGATGGGTGGCATCTGCGCGGCGGTGAAGTCGACATACGACCCGGCTGTGGTGAAGGAAGGGTTTGCGGTCAGGGTGGTGGTCAGCGGGGCGTGTCGGGGCGCGATGATGCTGTGGGTGGATGCGATGTCCAACACGCCGTCAGAGGAGCTAATCCCCGTCCCGTCCCACTCGCCCTGTACTAGGTGGCGGCGAGCCGAGTGGACGGCGCGCGTGTACGCCCGATCCGGGCGCGCTCCCTCCAAGTGCAGCATGGACCGCCGATCCCGCTCCGGGCCGGAGCCCGCCGCCCACATCGGGCCCTGCATGGACACCGCAGCGATGTCATTGGTGTACCGCTGGGCGTACAGATAGCCCGAGGCTTGTGCGTCGGCGGGGTCGGTGGCGGGAGGTGCGGTGAGCATGATGGACGCGTAGTCCGGCAGAGCCCGGATCAGCACCTCCGATCCGCCGCCCGACCGTGCCGACAGCCGCGTCTCGTCAGTGAAAGCGGACAGGGACACCACCGGTTTGGTGGACAAGTTGGACGCGTCGGAGTACAGGCCGATCTGGCACACCCCGGACGCGGCGATCATCCCCCCAGCGGGGGTGGTGGGACTGGCCGCGTTCCCCCACACGGAGAACTCCGCCTGGGTGTCGGTGGCGGCGAGTTGGGCTCGGGCTTGACTGGCTGAGGTGACACGGGCGCGCACGATCCCGGAGGCGTCCTCGATGACGCCGACACTGCCAGTGCCGCTGTCGATGGTCATCCGGGAGCCGGTGATCTCGGAACCGGTGATATCCCCGCTGAATACGGCATTGCCCGATGAGTCAACGGCGAAGACCAGCGTGTTGTCGGTGCTGTAGCCGCGTAGCCCGTCCTGGTCGAGCTCGACGCGTGCGGCGCCAGGGATGCCCGCGATGATCGTGGACGCGAGGACGAGGATCGCTTCGAGCTTGTCCGCTTCGACGGCGCCGGCAGCGATGATCGGCGCGGTCACGCTCCCTACGGTCAGGTCCGCGCCGTCCACCTGGAGCGGTGTCGCGGCCACCTCAGCGGACGGGACGCCCTGCACACCCCCGGTGGTGACGGGCACCAGCACCACATAGTGCTCCACATAGGGGAGCGGCACGACGGGGAGCATGCCGCCCTCACCCGCACGGCGGATACTGCCTTGGTAGGTCGCGGCGCTGGGCTCGAAGCCCGACGTGGTGGACACGTGCACGGCCATGTGGTCGAAATCGCCGGGCAGGGCGAGCTCGCCCGACAGGGTCCCGTCCCACGTCACCCGCAGCCCGCCCAGCGACGGGATGACCACCGGCACAGAGGGGGCAGACACCGGATCCCCGCCCTCAGTGATCATGCCGACCGTGCCATCCGGCAGCCACCCGATGAGCTGGCGGGTCGTGCCGTCTTCGGAGCGCGTCTCGATCGCCTGCCCCTCCTCCAGCGAAGAGTGGGCGAGCTGCGGGGTGCGTGCGGCACGCTTGAGCGTGTCCAGCTCCCGGTCATGGCGGGTCAGCTCCCGCTGGAAGTCGCGGAGCACCTGCTCCAGGCGAGGATTCATCAAGCGCCTCCGTATCGGAATCGGTCCGACCGCGAGCAGGTCACAGTGACCTCGCCTGTGTCGGGGGAGAGGGTCATGGAGGTGATGCGCACCCACAGGTCGATGGGAGACCACCCGGTGTAGGCGTGGACGAGGACGTCGTCTCCGACGTCGAAGGTGCCGAGCTTGGCGTTGGGGTGGTCGTGGACGGTGAAGGACGTGATGTCCTCTACCGAGTTCCACCTGCGGAGTTCGTCCTCTGCGACGGCGCGCAGCGCGGCCTCCGTCGTGATGTCGGGGCGTTCCACGGTGCGGGTGCGGCGCACACGACCGTCAGCGGTCGACACCGAGGACTTGATCATCTTGGAGCCCTCGCCCGCGCCGTAGGCGACGATCGCGTTGGCGTAGTCGTCGCCGGACCGCTGGATCGTCAGGACGCCGCTGATGTTCTCCTGCTCCGCGAAGCGCTTGTCCGACCGGCGGCCCAGGCGCGGGTACCCGAGCGTGATGTGCTTGACCACCGCCTCTTTCGCGGGCGACGCCCACCGGTAGGTCTCGCGGTAGTCGAACGGGGTCTGACGGGCGTACTCGTCTGCTTGACGGCCGAGTTCGTGGTTGTCCCACCAGTTCAGCTGGTACTGCCAGTACAGGGTCTTGCCCTGTGCCGGGACCGGCGGTTTGTCGCGCTTGGTCCACACCCGGTCGATCGGGATCGGGGTGGTGTTCACTTCCTTGGCGGGGCCGAGCTTGCCGTCAGGTTCGATGCGGCGGGTGTTGTGCCACTCGCCCAGTCGGTACGGGGACGTGGTGCCGTCCACGGTGACGCCGAGGTTGCTGTTCGACCGGGACTGCACCCACTCCCACAGGCGGCGGTACACCACCAAGGGGTCCACGCCGTTCCCCGTGACGCCGTCTGTCTTGCCGCCCCAGCGCAGGTTGTTCACCAGCGGCTGCCCCGCCAGATACCCCGACACCCCGGTGACCTCCACCGTCAGCTCCTGGCCCACCGTTTTCACGTCGGTGACGAGGCCGCCGCCACGGATCTGGTCGGAGGCTTCCACCCACACCCACGTCCGCCACGGGGAGAGCAGCAGTTCGCCGTCGTCGGCTTTCAGGTCCTGGTAGATCGGGTCGATCTTCCCGGTCACCCGGCACGGCCCCGACAGTGTCGACGTGACCCGCAGGTCCGACAGGGGCAGATCCCGGCTGAGCCACTCGTTGGTGAGGACGCGCTGTGCGTAGCACCGCCAAGCCACAGGTGCCCCCTTACGCGTCGATGTCCACGACCGGGCGCTCCAGGAAGTTCAAGGTCACCCGGTAGTTGGAGGCGCTGTCAGCCCGCAGTCGGCCGCGCACCCCCACCTCGCCGGACACCTGCATCTGCAAGTTCGTGGTGATCCCACGCATCGCAGCGGGGATCGCGACCTGGTCGAAGTTGAAGATCGCGATCCTCTGGCCGTTCCCCGGGTCCACGTTGAAGTTGTACGCGGACGGCGCGGACCTGATCACCTGACCGGTCACGCCGAGGGACACCCGCACGTGCCCGCGCGCGTCTGTGGATCCCGTCCCTCCGGCCTGGTCGTTGGACGAGAACGCCGTTTGACCCCAGATCGCGTCGATCTGCACCTGCGTCGCCCAGGCTGGGATGTCGATGTCGGTCCACACCAGGTTGGGCCAGTTCTCCCATTCCGGCGCCTGGATGTTGCCCGCGTAGTCGATGGGGGTGACGCCGCGCTGCACCCGCATGACGACCTTGGAGCGCTCATCCATCATCCGCCGCAGGTCGGTGATCATCGACTGGGTGATCGTCGCCGTGTTCGCGGGGATGTCGATGCGGGCGAGCGGGATCGCGCTGATCCCGGGCGGGACAGTGGTCGCTCCGGGGGCGACACTCTGAATGACCCGCAGGTAGATGAGGGGTTCTGTGGCGGGGTTGTGCGACCACGGGGACCCGGAGATGGTCGGATCTTCGACCTGGGCGACGATCATGTCGGAGCGGCCAGCCCCGGACCCGGTCGCGGCGATCGGCACCTGCTCTTCGCCGAAGTTCGTGCCGTAGTAGCTGCCTTGGAAGGCCACTTCGCGGCCGAGGATCACGCAGGACCCGGACGCGACCCGCACCGACGTGCCCGGCACGGCGAGCGCGCGCACCCGCAGGTCGCCGTACTCGATGATGCCCTCGCCCGCGCGGGTGGCGGACTTGAGCTGGGCTCGGAGTACGGGGCCGGTCAGCTCGGAGCCGTCTACGGCGTACACGCCACCGAAAGCCACGTTGCCTCCTAAGGCGTTGAGTAGGCGTCGCGCCAGGACACGCGACAGGACGAGGTGCCAGTGGGGTCTTGGCCACGGAAAGCGATTTGCGTGGACCCGACGGGCAGGGTGAACTCGCTGAGGCGCGGCCCGCGAAGCTGACCTGCGAGGGATGCGCCGTCGTCGCGGAGTGCGGTGCGCGCCCACGGTCGGGTGTCCACGGTCACGGATCGGCCGGTCGCGAGCGTGACTTGCAAGGTCAGACGGGCCCCGGTGGCCACCCACTCCACAGACGGGTTGGTGATGGGTCCGTGGAAGGTGATCACGGGCCACGTCGGCAGGTCGCCCGTGTTGGTGGCCATCGTGGAATCCGAGTTGGACACGGGGTTGAGCACGACCGGTGGTGTGAAAGGGACCATGAGTCCGCCGCTGAGATTGGGCAGCAGCGTCAAGGTGCGCTCCTGCTCCACATCCGCGTAGAAGGCCCGGTCAGCCGTCTGGAAGTCCGCGACCAGGTCGATGACGCCGTCCGCGCGGGAGCGTTGCGATGCCGGGGTCATGCGGCGTGGCCGCCCGTACACCCGGACCGTGTCCGACCCGGGAAGGTGCATCCGCAGCGGCATGACCGCCCGGGAGACGCCGCGCACCTGGTCACCCGACCATGCGGTGCGCAGCGTCGCCCACGCAGACCTAGCGTCCGTGGCGGTGGTGGTGTCCGTCCACAGCTCCCACGTGAGGAGACGCCCGTCGTGGTAGTCCAGACCGAACTGAACACCGTCGCTGCCGGGGGACTCACGGTCTCCGGTGCGGCGGCCCACGTCGCCGATGTCCACGTCGTCGCACTGCACGGGGGTGAGGTCGCCGAAGACCACACCCCCGAGCTCGTACTGGCGCTCTGCAAGGTCAGGCATCGGCGTACACGCCTCCCTTGCGGGCCACCTTCAGGCCGTGCGTCATCTCCTGCACCGCCTCACGAAGGGCGTGCTCAGCGGTGTGGATCTCGAAGGTCTGACTGCCGACCAGCGGGGCGGCAGAGCCACCACGAGCAGCCGCAGCAGTAGACCGGGCCTCAGCTGCAATCCGCGCCGATTCTGCAGTTGAGTACACCTGGCCAGGGCTGGAGAACTTCACTAGTTCCGGGCCGTCTTCGCCCACCCACGACCACTGTCCGGCGTTGACCGGGCCGCCGTCAGCGCGCCTGGTGGGACGCCGGACAGCGATCGGGTTGGCGTAGGCCGGTGCGGTGCGCACCACGTCCCCCGTGCGCGGGGCGTGGACCATCTGGCCGTTGCCGGTGTACATCGTGACGTGGCCCAGGCTGGGGAAAAGCAGGTCGCCCGGGATCGCCTGCGACCTGGTGACCGCCTGACCGGAGTTGATCTGGCTGTAGGTGACCCGTGGCAGCTTCGACCACGGCCACCACGCGTACTGCATGAGGCTGGAGCAGTCGAAACCAACGGTGTTCGCGCCGCGACCGAACCCGCGAGAGGGCCCGGACGGGCCGCCACCGCCCCACGAGTACGGGACACCGCGCTGGCTGAGCGCGCGCTGCACGGCGCCGTTGCCGCCCTCGGACAGCATCTTCTTATAGCGGGCCGCCATGTCCCGGCCGCCGATGTCCACCAGAGCCTCGTACAGGCTCTGAATCTCGATGCGGACATCTTCCCTGTGGTCATTGATCTGGTTCCAGGCGTCCTCACCGATGTGCTCGGTGCGACGGAAGTACCCGCCCGTCGCGAACCCCGGCAGCTCCTCCTTCGGCACCCGCCCCTCGTTGAGGGCGTGCATGAACCCCACGCCGTACTTGTCCACGGCCGCCGCACGCTGCACGAACTCACCATCCGACAAGCGAGCGTTGATGCTGTCGGACGTCTTCGTACCCGGGCCGTGGACCGCACCGCCCTGCGAGTAGAACCCCGCCTGCGACCCAGCCGGAGCCATCTGCCCGGTGTCGGCCGAGTACGTGCCGGTGGCACGCAGACGGATCGCGGTCTCCACCTCGGAGGGGATACCGAGGTACTCGTCCGCGAGATCCTCGGCGGCCTCCTCGGTCAGCCCCATTTGGCGGGCCACGCGGACGAACTCCGTGCGCGCCCGCTCGTGCGACTGGATGATCTCCGCAGCCGCACGATCATTGCGGTGCATGGCGTCGGTCTGCGTGTGCGTAGCCTCCGCCAGACCGATCAGCGCCGTCTTGTTGTTGCGCCCCGCCTCGGTGGCGGTGTCCAGGGTGGTGCCATTGGTGGCCACGGACTCGTTGGCGCGGTCCAGGGCGCTCTGGAAGCCGACCTCGGCCTCGGTCGCGCCGATGTTCGCGGCGGTGAGCTCGTCCAAGGCAGAGCGCAGGTCACGGGCGTTCGCAGCCCCCTGCGCCAGAGCGCCGTTGACACCCTCCTGGGCGGTCTGTGCTCCCCCCATCGCCTCGGTGGAGCGCTGGTACGACGACACCGACTCGCTGATGGCCTGGTTCTCTCCGACCAGCGCGTCCCGGATCTTCTCCAGGCGGTCGATGTGGCCTTCCTGACGGGCCCGCTCGGCCGCGCCCACGGTCTCCATCTGCTTGTACGACTCGATCTGCCGGTCGATCTCAGCAGTCACCGAGCTCAGGGCATCGGTGTTGCCGGTGGCAGCATCGGTGACCTGGGAGAGGGACAGCCCGTACCTGTCGGCCAGCTCCAGGATGCCTTCGGTCTCCAAGGCGTTGGCTGCGGCGGCGCGGGTGTTCTCGCCGATCGCTCCGGTGTCAGCGCGGACGGCTTCGGTGTAGTCGCGTACCTTCTGCTCGGCTTCGGCTTTCTTCGCGATGAAGATGCCGAGTGCAGCCACACCGGCGGCGATGGCGATGCCCCACGGGCCACCCAGGGCGCCCACGGCACCACCGATGGCGTTGCGGAATCCGTTGGCGGATCCGGTGGCAGTGCCCGCGGCGGTGCCAACGTTGCGGAGCTGGTCGCCGTACTCGCGGAGGCGCCCAGGCAGCTCCCGCAGAGGCTGGATCATCCCCTGGTTGATGCGGGTGAGGAGCTGCAGCCCCATGTGTGCGGTATAGGCGGCCACCGCCAGCTGCAGCAGCCCCGGAGCGGTCTCGGCCAGCCACGAGATGCCCTGCGCGAGGTGGCCGATCGCCTCGGCGTACACCAGGCCGATCGGGGCGATGGCCACGCCCAGGTCGATGATGGCGCCGGATACGTCCCCGAGCACCCCCAGCAGCATGGGGCCGTTCTCGATGGTCCAGGACACGAAGCCGGTGAAGTTGTCGGCCTCGTTCGCCCAGTCCGCGAAGCTGCGAGCTCCACTCTCCATGCCCGCGGACATGGAGTCCCACAGCGGCTCGAAGCTCACGGACAGGCCAGTGATGCCGAGGGTGAGCCATCCGATGGTGCGGCCCAGAGATGACAGGGTCGGCCCCGCCTGCCGCTCCGTGAAGCTGATGAAGCTTTCCCAGTACGGGGAGTTCAGGCCCTTCTCCGCGGACACCATCAGCTCGTCCAGGCCCCGGGAAGCGCTCACCACGGTCCCAGTCAGGTCGGACAGGTTCGACTCGGCCACACCCAGCGCACGCGAGATCGGCGCCATCGTCGAGGACTGCAGGCCGGTCTGCCAGGTGTTGTAGGTGGTCGTCAGGTCCGCGAGGGACTCCATCACCTCGGTGGCGTGCGGCGTCAGCGAGTCCAGCGCCTGCTGGTACTCCTCCATGGCGCCCTCAGCGCCCTCCGCGGCCTTCTTCTGCAGGTCCATGGCCTTGCCGACCCCGACCAGGCCGGGGATGGTGGCCAGCGCGACCGCACCGAGGCCGGTCAGGCCCGCCGTCGCCCCGGGCAGCAGACCGGCCGCCCCGCCGACCGCGGCGCCCGCCAGCGGCACGGCGGGAGGCGCGAGCACCGACACCGCCGTCATCATCGCCGGGGACGCGTCGGAGAACTCTTTGAGACGCTTCTGCGCCTGCCGGGCCGACTTCTCATCGACCCGCACCCGCACGGTCGCTGTCTTCCTGTTGAGGGCGCTCACCTGCGCCGACACACCACGCAGCGCGGCGGTGGCCTGGGTGGTGTTCACACGGACAGTGCCGGTCTGGGTTCCGCCAACGGAGGACAGAGGAGTGGACGCACCGGTCGTTCCACCGTTGCCGATGTCGGAGGTTCCCATGCGGACGAGACGCCCGTCGAGCTCATCGGCGAGTGTGCGCAGCGCCCGCAGTTTCGTCATGGCGGCGCCGGTGTCCACCCGCACCCGCACGGAGATGTCGGAGCGGGTGGACGCAGCGATCTGCCTCAGTTGTGTGCGCAGCTGAGGGCCGAACCTTTTGGTGTCGGGCAGGACATCGACGTGTACGGACCCAGCGGAAGGCATCGCCCACCCCCTCTATGCGGCGGGAGCGAACTGCTCCAGGTAGTCGCGCTGCTGCTTGGTGAGCTTGGGCGGCCCAACGGGCTTGGGCGGCTTGTCACCGGGCCGCGGGTAGGGGTGGAAGTCCCCCAGTTTCGGCTTGAGCCCGTGTGCGACGTGGACCTTCCGTGACAGGATCTGCGCCTGGTCGTTCAGGGCGGCGATCCCGTACTCCAGCTCCCCGTAGATCGGCTCCCACGGGTCATGTCCGGCCAGCGCGGTCCGCAGCCGGGGCATGCGCGCCCGGTCCTTGACGACGAGCAGGATCATGCGGCGCGTGCTGATCTGTCCTCGGTAGTAGTCCAGGAGGTCCACCGGGGTGGGCCGGTCGAGCAGGTCAAGCTCAATCTCCTCCGGGTACTTCTTCAGGAGTCGGAGGAGCTGCCGCCTTCCCCCGAGGAGGCCCTGCTCTCACGGATGATGTGCTGCACGATCCGCACCCACTGCTCGGACTGCTCGTCGAGCAGCCGCTCGAACTGGTCCCGCTCAACGAGAGCCCCTCGCGCCCACGTGCGGAAGTCGCTGCGGTTGAAGGCGTCCTCGGTGCGGAACGACCACTCCGACATCGGCTTGACCTTGTAGAAGGTGCCGTTGACCTTGAACGCCCACTTCTTGTCCAGGGCTTCGTTGCGCTGCCCGATGTCGTAGTCGAGCTCGGAGACGTCGACGACGTCGTATCCGGTCAAGTCGGGCTGGTCGGTTTTCTTGGTGGCCATGCGGCCCTCCTCGCAGGTCGCGCAGGTCAAGGTGTGAACGAGCCGCCCGGGTGGACCTGCGAGAACACCCGGGCGGCAGCTTCTAAGCGGTGACGGTGACTTCGAGGGTGCCGACCGCCCCTCCGATGGACGCGGAGATCGTCGCGGTGCCCGCAGACACACCCGTCACGGTGCCGCCGGACACAGTGGCCACGGCGGGGTCGGAGGTTTCCCATGTAGCGGTGGCGGTGACATCGGTGACTTCGGCGTCGTTGCCGTACCCGGTGGCCTCAGCGGTCAGGACGGTGGTCGCGGCGACGGCGACGGTCGCGGTGCCGCTGACCTCAATGGACTGCATGGGCACGAACATGCCGTCGCACAACAGGTAACGGTCGAACAGGTGCCCGTCGGACAGCTCGTAGGCGGTCCAGGTGAGCGGGTATCCGCGGACCTCTTCGGCGTTCTTAACGACCTCGCCGGGCTGGGTGACCTCCGCGCGAGGGATCACGGTGCGGATGTGGTTGTCGCCGTCGAATTCGTCGATGCCGAGCATGTACAGCTGCTGGCCGGAGGGGCGGCGAACCGCTTGGTGCACGACCCCTCCGCTCAGGGACGAGAACCCCGACAGCGGCTGCCCGGAGTGGAGAGCCAAGGTATAAGGGTTCGTCTCCCAGCAGGTGAACGCGACCGTGTACGACACGGTGGTGATGTCGGTGCGGACCGGCGACTTGTACCCCCAGGGGCGGCGCTCGGTGCGCTCCGTCTCCGAGGACTCAGTGACGCCGCTGTCAGCGATCAGGCCCAGGCGCCGCCACCCGGAGCCCCATGCTGCGAGGCCGGTCGGCGCGGTGGTCCCGAGGGGGGCGATGACGGCCATACCGCCGTCGATTGCTACCCGGAGAGCGTCGGGGTTGTCGGCCATGAGGTTCCTCCTTGCGCCCGTCCGGGCACGACGAATGCCCCCATACGCAGGTGCGCGGGGGTTGGGCGGGTCGCAGGTCAGGTGGTGTGGAGCGGACGCAGAAGCGGCACAGCAGAGAAAGCCGCGGTCCTGTAGTTGGGGTTGGAGTCGTCGCCGGACTCGGGTGTGGCCACGTCACGGACCGTGGACACGGTGGCGGTACCGCCGGGCAGGGCCACCGTGGCGCCGGACATGGCGCGCACGTGGGCGTTCACGACGTTGGCGACATGGTTCGCGGTGGGCTGGTCGGGCGCGGTGACGGTGAAGAGCAGCCTCGCGGCAGCCAAAGCCCACCGGTTCGGCATGGGCGGGGGCCGCAGGGCGTCCACGAGCAGCACCGGCACGTCGTCGGGAAACTCGGCTGGCCCGGGTGGCTCTGAGGCCACGTATCCGACGGTGCCTGCGAGGGCGGGCCGCAGGTAGGTGATTGCGACGAGCTGCGCATCAGGGAAGATCACCAGCGGAGCCACCATCCACCCCCTTTTACGAGCCGGGTGGGGACAGCCGGTCGATCTTCGCTCGGAGCGCGGCCTGCTTCTCCGGGGAGCGGCGCTCGTCCAGGCTGTCTTCGGTGACCACACGCCGCGCCGGGATGGTCAGCATCAGGCCCGGGTGTGCGCCCACGCCAATGACCTGCTGCACCCCGGACGGGTCCACGTCGCAGGGCAGCTCCTGGCCGTCGATGGTGATGCGCAGGGAGTCGCCGTGGCGTTCCACGCGGATGACATCAGCGACGCGGTCACTCACTGGGCTTCTTCTCCAGGGCCTTCGCAGGCACCTTCGCCGGGGGCCGCACCTCGGAGGGCTTCTCCTTCGGCTCCACCTTGGGCGGGTCCGTCTTGGTGGCGACCCCGTCACGGATGTACCGGTCCGCGGTCGCCTCGTCGACGTGCACGGGCTCACCGACCTTGTGTCCGCTGACGGGGTAGCTGAACTTCACGAACGGCATGTTGGCTCCTATGCGTGTGTGTCGCCTCGCGCCCCGAGCTCCAAGGCCTCAGCGAGGTTGTGGGTGGCCCGGGTGCCCGGGTGCCAGACGCGGCCGACAGGGTGGGCAGCACCGGGCCAGAACAGGGCCTTCTTGACCCGGGGGCGGATTTCATGCGGTCGGGTGCCGCGTTCCACGAACCACGAGTGGTCTGCGGTCGCTTCGATGCGCCACCCTGCCCTCGGGGATCCGGGGATGCGTCCGACGCCGATGGACTGCACGTACTCGCCCGTGTCGATAGGGCCGCGCCCTTGGGCCATGGCCTGCACCCGGTGGGCGCGGCGTCGGAGGTCGCGGTCCACGTCGGGCAGGGATCCGAAGGTGCGGATCACGGCGGTGTTCAGCTTGACTCGTGTCATGGGTTCACCCCCTGACCCAGTCGCCCTTGAGGATCATGTGGCCGAGGCCACCCACGTCCGGCAGTTCGAAGGGCTCGCCGTTGATCTGCCACACGCGGCCGTTGATCTCCAGGCCGTCTGTGGCGAGCACGTCCACGCCAGGGTTGAGGAACACCTGCACAGACTTGCTGAGCTGCTCGCGGCCACCCTTGCGGGTTTCCTTGGTGGCCAGTGACGCTCCGAGCGTCGCGGAGTCGGGCTGCACGCATGCGTCGTGAGGCCCGGTTCGCACTGCGTGCTTCCAGTCCTTCGCGCTGCGGGACCGGTTGCCGTGTGCGTCCTCCACGATCGGCGGACGCAGCACGTACACCTGATCCGTCACGATCGGCAGCATCAGATCACCACCGGATGAGCGGGGATGAGCCCAGCGATACGGAGGATGTCCACGGCCTGCGACGAGTAGACGTCCTCCACGACCGCGCCCGTCGTCGGGGACACCGCGTAGGTCTTGGAGACCTTGTCGACCTTGACGGACGCGACCTTCCCTCCCTCAGACGCCGGGGTGTTGCTGCCCTTCGGCTTGAAAGCCGCCTGAGCGCACGTCGCATCCCTCAAAGCAGCGATGACCTTCGGGTCGGTGGGCTGCTCCTCGTCGTCCACCGCGTACACGGCGCCGACGAGGAGCGTGTCCACCGCGAGGGAGGCGTCCCGTAGCGCCTGCGACGCGCCAGCGGGCGGCTCAGACAGGCCCAGCCATTCGGCGAGCTCCTGCGGGGTGGCGTACACAGGCACGGGACACCTCCTTCTTAGGCGATGACGCCGCGGCTTCGGAGTGCGGCCAGCAGCGCGTTGAAGTCCGCCACTAGCTCGGTGACGTCGGTGGCGGTGGAGTCCGCGACGGTCGGTGCGGTGCCGGTCATGCCGCTGCCGCCCTCGTCGATCTCTGCGAGCTTGTCCCGGATGATGCCGGTGAAGGCTCCTGCGACGTGGCTCATGAGGTCTGCTCCTTGGTGTCTGCGAGCTCCTGGAGCTCCGCCTTGGTGAGGTCAGCGGCTTCGGCTTCGGTGAGGTCGGTGGTCGCGACGGTGTACGCCACCCACTTGTCCTTGGAGTCGACCGGCTTCGGCCTGGCAGGGGGCTCGCCCTGCGTCTCCGCGGGCTGCTCCAGCTGCTCCTCGCGGACCTCGGTGAGCGTGTAACCGCGACGGCGGAAGTACGCCACCGCAGCCGGGTTCTCCGACCCGTCCACGTGGCCGTGGCCCCGGTAGAAGGTCACCCCTCCCACGACGCCGTTGTAGCCCTTCACGGGCGCTGTCACGTCGTACCTCATGGGTCACCCGCTCACACGGACGTTGCGGAGCACACCGCACGCCCTAGTGTTCTTCAGGACCACCGCAGCGGGACCGATCTCCAGCTCGCCGCTCTTGACGGCACCGGGGGTGTCCCAGTCCGGGGCGTAGAACTCGACCAGCGGCGAAGAGGCCATGGACACGCCGTGGAACGCGTCCATGCCGAACGACACGGCGTACAGGTCGGTGAGCCCCGTCACGGTGCTGCCAGCGCCCCCACCATCAGGGTCACGGGACTCGATCGGGATGATCGGCCCCGAACCGTCGAAGGTGTCGCCGATGTCCATCAGCACCCACTGGCCGTACATCTCGACGTGGCGCCCCATGTCGTCGCGCTCAGCGGTGTACATGCCCGCCCACCGCGCCAGGCTCTTGATGCGGGTGATGCTCTTCGTGTTGCCGAGGATGGCCTTGCGTCCGGGCGGGAGCGCGCCGGGCTGCCCCTGGTCGCCGCCGCCGGTCGTGCTGGGGACGATCTTGGACAGCCAGTCGTCGAGGATGTCGAGCTGAGCCATCGCGAGCGCCTGCGTGTTCACCACGGACCCGCGCCAGTCCAGGTAGCCGGAGGTGACGCCGTTCGCGGACGGCAGGTACTCGGTGTCCGTGCCGGTCAGGGACTTGTCGAGACCGTCGAAGCCGAGCGCGTTGACTGCGGTGTCGCCGTGGATGATCTCGTTCTGCCACGCGATCGTGGACCCGGTGATGAGCTGCTGCGTCTGGAACGTCATCTCGTTCTGCGCAGCCGGGCCGAGGTTGCGGAGCTTGCGGTCCAACGTGAACGCGCCACCGAACGGCTTCAGCGACACGGTGAACTGCTCGCGCTCAGCCATGTCAGCCGGGTACTCGGTGTTGAACGCACGGAAGGACGCGCCGCGCGCGGTCTTCAGGCGCGTGTACCCGTAGATGAGGGTGCCACCGCCACCGCCCGGGGTGGCCGCGTCGTCGAAGATCATCTGATCCCACAGCCACGAGTAGCGGCGAAGGTTGTCGATGACCTCGTGTTCGATGTCGTCGCGGGCGTTGACCTGCGCCATCGCCATAGTGACGGGCATGTGTGTCTCCTAGTAGCGGTTAGCCGCCGTAGTGGTTGCGGAAGGCGGCGTGTAGTCCGATGGGCTTGCGTGTGCGCTGCTCACCAGGCCCGCTGGAGAAGTCCGCGCTGGAAGAGGCCGCCGCCTGGGTGGCCTTGTACTTGGGGTTGGAGTCGACGGTGGTCTTGACCAGGTCGCTCACAGCCGTGGCGAAGTCGTCCGCCGTGGGGTCGAGATCGCTGAGCTTGCTCGCGAAGGACCGGCTGTCGAGGAGGGTGTCGACGTCCGCGCCGTGCTCACGGGCGGCCTTCTCGGCGGCACGCTCCACACGCAGGGTGCGCAGCTCCGCCTCGCGCTGCTGTGCCTGCTCCTGCGCGGCGGTGAGCTGCTTGGTGAGCTGCTCCGGGTCGGGCGGGGAGTCGTCTTCCTTCAGGCCGAGAGCCTTTGCGATGGCGTCCATCTGAGCCTGCTGGCGCTGCTCCGCTTCGGTGAGCTTGGTTTCCAGCTCCTTGGCGGTGGCGCGTCGGGAGGCGGCTTCGTCGCGGAGCTTCTTGACGTAGGCCTCGTCGAAGGTCTTGGGCTCCGGGCCCTTGTCCTGCTGGGGGGCGGTGTCGGTGTCCGGCGGTTCCGGCGTGGGCGCCGGGGGAGCAGGCGTCGGCGCGGGGGTCGGGTCGCCTTCTCCGGAGCCGCCTGCCATGAGGTAGATGGGGCGGCCGTTCTTGCGGTATCCGAGGAGCGCGCCCGGCGCCGACGGAAGGTGCATGGTGGTCTCCAAATGCGAAGAGACCACCGCCCGGGTGGCCTCTGCTGGTGGATATGGGGAGAAGCCCTGGCATGTCAGGGCGTGGGTCTAGGGTTGGCGCATGGCTGAATCACAGGACACACAGGACCTTCAGGCTCAGGTGCGGGAGGCGATCCTCAAGCAGATCGCGCACATGGCCCCGCTCTCCGGAAACCCCGGCAACCTCAAGGACCTCGCTGAGGCCTACGCGCTGGTCGTCAGCGCCGACGAGGAAGGCAGAGGAGGCGACAGCTACAGCTATCCCATCGGGACCTAGGGCAGGTCACGGCTCTTCGGGCGCCGACGGTTCCTCTTCGTCGGCGCCTTCGTCTTGCCCGCCGACGAGACCGGCCGCAGCGCGGAGGTCCACCGGAGGGTTCTCGTCCTTGAGACGCTGCACCTCTTCGGCGACCTGGTCGTCATCCCAGTCCGGGTGCACAATCCGCACCTTCACCTCCGTCGACGCGGCCCGTGCAGCATCGAGAAGCTGCACGGTGCGCGCGGTCGCCTCCGGGGCGTCCTGCACACCATCAGGCCAATCGACCGTGGGACGCTGCGGGGTCACCTTGGCTCCGCACTGGGCCTGGTCGATCTCCAGCAGCACCTGGGCGAACCGGGCGAGTTCGGGCCGCCAGTACCCGATCTTGCGGTCCCGGGTGGCGTAGGTGCGCCGTTCGCGGTGTTGCACCTCGGTAGCGGTGATCGCGAGGTCACCGGACTCGCCGAAGGTCTGAGCGGAGAACCCAGCGGAGCGGACGATCTGCTCCAGGAGGTGTTCGACGGTGCGCTCGTGCTCGTCCACGCGGATGTCGAACTGGACTTCCTTGATGAGGTCGGTGAACTTGTCGCCGCCGCCTTGGAGGCCGCGCATCTGCGCGTACACCTCACGCTCAAGATCGAACGTCGCCGCAGCGCCGCGCCCGTGCGTGTCCAGGTAGGAGTCCGGGACGATCAGCCGCGCCTTGGCCAGCCGGACGTCGCGCATCCACGACGAGTACGCCTCATCAAGGGCGTCCATGAGCTGTTCGGCGCCCTGGTAGTCGGAGCGCCCCAAGGGGCTACCGCGCATGAGCCGGTTGGGGCGGATGTTCGGCACGTACACCACGGCGAGCCCGGTCGCCCCGGTGGTGATGCCGCCCTGAGCGTCAACAGCGAACGGTTTGGTCTCCGGCCGGTCTCCGAGGGGAAGCTTCTGCCCGAGCGCGTCCCGGCTGCCCTCGTACAGGCCGTGGTACACCCTGCCCGGCTCGTGGCGTTCCAGGTGCCGCCACACACGGCCGTCCTCGCGCTCCTCCAGCACCCGCCAGAACGTCACCGCGACCAAACGGCCGGCGCGCCACTCGGGTGCGGCGCAGTCGGGGATGATCGCGTCCGCGAGCACATGGTCTGCGACTTGCTTGTCCCAGGATGCTCGCAGGTACACGCCTCCGTAGGGGGAGGCGACTTCAGCGGCTTCGAGGAGGACCGCGCCGAGGCCACCTTCGGACATGAGCATGTCGAGGCGTTCTTGGGTGGGCTGGTCTTCGGCGACGAGCGTCGGGGTTTCCCCGAAGAGGAGTTCCGCGTTCGTTGTGGCGATGTCCCCGGCGATGGGCACGTGGATGCGTGCGGGCATCTGCTCAGGGTTGGGTGGGCGGCCCCACCAGAACCGGGCTGCCGTACCGACGACGCCGCCCCGGTACTGGGAGGGGCGTGGGG